CTTTACTTCTGACTATCTCAAGACCATGTTTAATAAAGTCCCAATTAGCCCTAAGTTGTTCTTTAGGAATATAATGTAAAATCATCCTACTATTATATAACGATAAACCTTATTCGTTCCTGTATTTGCAGGGTGTGATATAGTAGCTTGACCTTGTGACTGTGCGCTAATATAAGGTTCTGTAAATAAGTTAGTTGTGTATGAATTAGCACTTAAATACTGAATAGTAACAATAGCACTAGGTGTTGCTGGTCTAGTAGGTGTGCTTTGTGCTGCTAAATGTTCTACTGTGACTACTGTAGAGCTTGTAGCCCATGCTAAACTTACATAGTCATCTTTAGCTAATTCTATGTTAAAGTTTAATGCAGCAATAAGATGACCTTTAACGCTACCATGTTTACTATCTATAGAAAATTTACTATTAGAACCTGCTACGTCTGAACCATTTTTTCTTAACCATATATCTACATCTTGAACTTGTGAGTCATCATTAGCAAGTTGAATACTAAACTGAACATTATAAAGACCAGAATAGTCTACTTTTATCTTATAACCATCTACTAAACTTGTTCCTAAATTATAGTCTGTAGTATTAAGACTAATGTTTGCTGTAGCAGTAGTAGTAGCTATACTTTGGTCTGTAGTGTCCTGAAAAGCACCGTATGGAAAGTATGTACTAGCTGCTGTTTGTGTTTTAGGCTCTAGCCCAATATAAGAATTATAACCTATACGTTCATCATAAATGGTAGTAGAACTAGCACCACCAGCTACTAAAGTAATATCACCTGTATTGTTAGACTTACCTTCTACAAGGTTATTTACAATTTCAGCTACACTTCTAGGGTCACCACCTGTCCAAGGCAGTTTACGGTACATATCACGAGCCATTATCTCGTTCCTTGTTCAGAGTAATCTATATCCATACCTATTGCAGATGACCAGTTAGCACCGGTAGGCGTTAAACTTATTCTATGATAACGACCTGAGCTTCTGACCGAACATCTATCTTCTTGTGTTGCAGATACAGATGAGCCATAAGTAATAGTGTCATCTAACATTCTACGACTTGCAACTTGCACGTTAGCAGAACCATTGTCTACAGATGGTCTAATAAGAGTGATGACTGAGTTATAGCCATATTCTAAGTCGTTAGTAATAATGTTTCCTGTAGCGTATGTGCCTGTGAAAGTAATAATTCTAGTATCACGAACACCACCAAATAAGAACTTACCACCTTTATAAAGTCTGTCGTCTAGTGTAGTTACGAGTGTATCAGATGTTTTTAAAGCTGCTGCTGAGGCTGCCATATCTATCGCTACACCATTTCCTGTGCCTACACCTGTAGCTGTAAATAATACGCCTACAGTATTAGCAACTGCACCGATAAGTGTAAAGTCTGTAGTGCCTACTGTTCTGATAGTATAAGACTTGCCTATTGTAAATGAACCTGCTGATATATTATATGCAGAGTCAAGACCATCTAATGTTGCACCTGGTGTTGCGAGTGTAGATAAATAGTCTACATCTGTATCAGCTTCACACCATTTTTGTGTTTCAAAGTTATAGATAAGTAGTGAACGACCACCAGATACGTTAGCATAATTCCAAATAACTAGGTTACGTTCAGGGTCTACTGCTGCTGAAATAGAGTCTATATCACCAATGTTAGCGTTGTTAAAAAAGTATCTATCTACCTTTTCTGCACCAATACCAGTTAGTGTTTGACCATTGGTAGCATAGAAACCATCATCTGATAAGAAGTAAGCTGTGCCAGAATACTGTGCAATAGAGTTACCTTCTATACAACCTACGTTACGAGATATAGTGTCAAATTGGAAGAATAATGGTGAGCCAATATATGACATACGCACAATGGCTTTTTCTAGGAATACAATACCAAATTCACCACCTACGATACCGGTAATGTCACCACCGTCAGGAATAATTTGATAGTCTGACTGTGATGTAGCTGTGGCAGTCCATACTGTAGCGTCATTAATACCTGACCATTGCACCTTGTTAGGTGTTGTTCCTGCACCAATATTAGCTGCGACTACAAAGTCACGAACTGCTGTAATGTATTTAGCGATAGGTGCATCTGAACTTACATCTGCAAATGCTGTAGAACTGTTTACGTCAAACGCTTGTATCTTTTCAGAGCCATTAGAAGCTAGTGCAAGACTACCAAATTGTAAGAATTGCCATCTATTTGTGCCTGTATATCCACCTGCTTTAGACTCGTCTGTAAGGGATAAGTTATCGTTATCTACTTTAAATAGTTTACTAGCTCCACCAGCAAAGATAAATACGTCATTGTCTAGTTTAGCAGCAAAACAGTTATTCAAGTCTTCTGAAGCTGCACCTGAAAATGTTACTGCTGACTTAAACGGACCATAACCTACTGCTAGAGGAATAACATTATTAGCTTCTGATACAGAGTCTAATATGCTAGGTTGGTCTGGTAACCATTCTTTAAATGCTATACGTTGTGTAGGCATATTAGCTCTTCATAATATAACAGAGTGCGTAGTAAGGAGGTAAGTTAGCATTAGTGCCACTTGAACCTGTTGTAGAGTTAGAAACTGTAATGCCTGTAACTGATGAACCAGTAGTTGAACCACCATTTCCATTTGGATATGTTCTACCACCACCACCTTGACCATCACCAACAGTATTAACACCTGTTACTCCTGTACTATGAGTATGTCCTGAGTCTGTGACTGTTGCTGTATGGGTATGAGATACTACAATAGCGTCTGCACTACCACCAGTAGCACCTACAGCATAAGTAGATGTAGCACCTACTACGAAACGGTTGCGTAAGTCTGGAGTTCCATTAGAGCCATCACATAATAACCATCCAGTAGGAATAGTAGCTGAAGAACCTGACCATAGCATTATCATACCAGCTACAAACGCATTACCCCATGTAGGTGTATTACTACCACCTGCTGATAACAATACTTGACCACTAGCACCAGCAGTTCCGTCTAGTCTAAATGCACCTGTAATGTCTACTGTGCCTGAAGATACTAATGTCCCTGCAACTGTAAATGGGTCACCACTAGAGCCTGTTTGTTGGTCTTTTAGTAATGCCATTAAGCTACGAATAGAGTTGTTTAAGTTAGCTGGTGAACAACCTTCAGCAATATTGATATTGGTAATATCGGTATTATCTGCTGCTGTTGAGCTAAATTCTGAAATTTTTGTTTTTGCCATTTGGTTTCCTTAATTAACTAGCCCTGACGAAGCCATATATCTGATGATGGTGAAATTGTTGTCCATGTATCTGAACTTGGAGATGTTGTAGTCCATGTATCTGAACTTGGTGTGACAGGTGTCCAACCTTCACCTTGTATAATTCCGTTTGCTGTAACTGTAGCGATAGGTGTGATAGATGCACTTGCACCTGTAACAATACCACCTAGACAGTAGACAGTAGCATTAGCGACTATACTACCTGAACCACTTACTTCATAACCTGCTAAACATGATACAGTTGTTGTGCCTGTAATGCTTCCAGAGTCGGTTCTAATGCGTAGATAATTAAGCTCTACTGTGCCATTAGCAGTAATACTTGCTGAACCTGCAATTTCAAACGAACCTATCGCAGTTACAGTAGCGTTACCTGTAATAGAACCTGCACTATCTCTTATGCGTAAGTAAACAGCACTTATATTAGCAGTTCCGTTTATAGAACCACTATCTAACCTTATTCTTGTTGCACTACCTGTAACAGTAGCGTCTGCTGTAATTGCAGCACTAAATGGTTTTATCGCATTAGCATTAGCAGTAACGGTAGCGTCTGCATCTATTTGAGCAGAGGCTAATACTATGCCACCAATCTTACCTAGTGTACTAAAAGAGGTTTCAGCAAATGAAGTTATACCAAACATTACTTACCCCTTTTATTTAATTAACTTATATATGTCTTCTAAAGACTCTTGAACGACCCATGATTGTTGTGTAATAGAGTAGATATTTGTAGATGTTTCATCATCATTTTCTACTTCAAACATAGTCATAATATGTTCAGTATTAATTAATAATGGCTTACCTTTAAACTCTTCTGCGTTATTGGTAAGTTTAATTATCATTAACTACATCCCATGCTAATGTTTCTTCATTCCATGTATATCTTTTATCGTCTGTAGGATAGTCTACAGGTGCTTTCCATTGGCAAGTATCTTCATCTAATAACCATGAGTTATATGGTTTAGGAGGAATAAAAGCATCACGACCTTCGTCATAAGTATATCCAATACCAGCATAATTCTTACGAATGTTGCTGTTATAAGATGTTTGTTTCCATGTTCCACCTAATAGGTTAGAGCAAAAAGCAATACCTTTTTCTTCTGACTCTTGACCTTGTTCATCAAGAATGTCTTGGTTAGATACTACTATTACTTGTTGCACTATATTATTTTTTAATTTTGCAAAATGAGCCAAAATATTATTCCTTATTAAGCTGGAGCTAAACTACCAGAGCTATTAAATGTATGTATTTGTTTGCCACCAGAAGTTGTGATTGTACCACCTGTGAATAAAGCTGTAGCAGATGTGTAAGATATGATGACTATGCCTGAACCGCCAGCACCTGATTGTGTACTATCAGTACCACCACCACCACCGCCACCTAAATTAGCAGTACCAGCAACGCCAGCAGTTGAACTTCCAAATGAACCACCTGCACCTCCACCACCAGAACCTCCAGAACCTACTGTACCAGATGTGGAATAACTAGCACCACCACCACCACCTGCATAAGTTACACTAGAACCTGATATGGATGATGCAGTTCCATTACCGCCATTACCACCTACTGATGATGTTCCAGTTGCTCCTACAGCTGATGCTCCACCACCGCCACCTGCACCATAAGCAGGTGAAGCTTCAGTACCTGCACCACCATTATTTCCTTCTCCAGATGTTCCTGTACCAGCAGTTCCTGTGCCAGCGTAAGTAGCTGCACCGCCACCTGAACCTCCATTAGCACCATTTCTTAAATCTGGTGAATTTGTACCTGAACCGCCACCACCGCCGCCAGTAGACGTAACTGTTGTAATACCTGTTCCACTAATGGATGAATTAGAGCCAGATGCAGATGAACCACGAGTATTATTTGGACCACCAGCACCTACTGTTACTGTATATGTGGTAAGAGTAGATAATGTAAATGTAGATGTTTTATATCCACCAGCACCACCACCGCCGCCACGACCAGTTGTAGAGCCATTTTTACCACCGCCACCACCTCCTGCTACTACAAGATAGTCAGCAGATACTGTAGTAATAGCAACTTTAGACGCAATAAACATTTGCATTATTCCACTCATTATGAAATGTTTCCTGAAATAACACAAACTGTTGAACTAATAAATAATATAGTGGCTACACCTCTTGTTGCTAAAGTTACAGACGCTTTATCTGCATCTGTACCTGCTATATACGCTGTAGTAATTGTACAAGTAATTGTTATATTTCCTGATGTATTATTAAATATTGAAATAGCGTCACCTTCAGCAAATGTTGCATCTGGTATGGTAATAGAACCACCAGAACCTACTTGAACATATTTACCTACATCTGCTGTAGCTAATGTATATGAACCTGTTTTAGTTCCAACTGGTGGAACATTTAAAAATCCTAAAGTAGATGTTGCGTTAGGCAAAGTATATGTTGTTGTGCCAGCTACTGCTTGAGTATTTAATGTAGAAGTTCCGCTAGTTGAGCCAGATAACTTTAAATTACCTGAATTAAATGTTTGATTAGCAGTAAAAGTAGTAGCTGTTCCTGGTGCTACATAGTCTGTGCCTGCTGTAGCTGCTGTAAGACCAGTAGAGCCATCACCTTTTTGAAGTGCTGTGCTAGAAGTTAAGCCAATGATAGTATCACCTGACTGTAATTCTTGTATACTTGTGCCATTTAGCACTAATCCATAACGAGTTGCCATAATTATCCTTAACTTACTGTAACATTAATTGTTGAGCCACTTCTGTTTAATACAGGTAAATAACCATTAGCTAAAGCAACATCAGCAGTAGTAGCATCTCTTTTATAAACTGATAGTTTTGTAGGTAAATTACCTAAATAAATTGCTTTTTCAGCAGGGTAAGTTACAAAGACATCTTTTGTACCTGCACTAAAATTAACTGCACTTCCACTATTGCTAGACTCTAGGATAGTGTCACGAGATAAAGTAGTGCCTGAAGATGTGTATGTTCCAATACCTACTTCCCACTCATTCGTATTGGCTAATTGGATAGTATAAAACGTAGTATTACCATCACCAATAACAGAGAATGACTGAAAGCCTGTAGCAGCACCACCTAGTGTAACTGTGCCTGTGCCTTGTGTCGTAGTGGTTTCTCTTACCCTATCTTTAACGACTAGAGCCATGATTTATTCCTATAAAGTGGTTGATTTAACATTATGAGAACCACAGTTACAACAAACAAATACTTGATGTTTCCCATGTTTCCCATGCCTTAATTGTAAATTTTCTATTCTATTATCTTGCGTGTTGCCATTAATATGATGGACTGTTTCGTTTCTTGTTAAAGGTCTTTTAAGATGCTCTGCCATTACTAATCTATGTTCCATTACATATCCATTAGATATTGCCATAGATGAATAAGGATTATCTTTTGTTATAGATACAAATACATATCCATTTCTAATATGTTTACCACCAATCCAAGCATGGTGCTTTTCACCTCTTCTAACCCCACATTCAATACCATTAAATTGTAATAATCTTGATATTACTTTTTGTGAAGTATGTAGTTGTGATGCTATTTTTTCTTGACTTAATCCACCATTATATAAATCAATAATTTGTTTAGTAAACTCTTCGTCAAATAGTTTATGCTTATTTCCTTGTTTTCTGCGTTCTACTTTGTGACCTTTAAGAACGTTTCTTATAGTTACAAAATTAACATTAAACAATTTACCTACAGCTTCTAAACTTAAACCTTCTTTATATTTATCTACAACCTTTAATTCATCATCATAAGATAATTTGCAATTATGATGTCTTTTACCTTGATACATAACGGACTCCTCATTATAAAGTTTCCGTTATTATATCATACATTACGAAAGTGTGACACTCAAATTGCCTGAAGCTATCTTAAAAATATCGCCAGAGTCAATTTGTTTAGATGTATCTAATGCTGTATGGTATAAGAGGTTACCAGATGTTAAAGCATCATTAATACCAATCCAACCTACTGTTCCCCATGAACCTGTTGCTGTTGGGAAAGTAACGTCAGCATTATTTGTAGTTACACCGTTAGCTGGTGCGCCAAATGTGACTGCTGTTCTAGCGTATGAACCACCTGATACTTCTGTTCCACTACCTGCGTCTGTAGGGTCTGAAGTCCATAGTGATACATATACTGTTGCGACTGATGTATATGTTGTGTTGCGTAGAGTAGCATTGATTAATGCGTTCTCTAAAAAGTTACTCATTTCTGCCATGATTTTTCCTTTATCTTGGTGTTACGCTTAATGTTGTGTATGGATATGTTGCACCTAAATCACTCTTCTTAATATTTGCAATTGCTCTATCGTAAAGTGCAGACCATGTAGCTATCCTTGCGTCATTCATAAGGTATGGTTCTGCCTCTGCTAGAGTTGCGTAAAGTAGAGCATCTGGGTAGTATGCTAAGAACAAATTACTCGCTGTTGTGCTAGAGATAAATGTTGGTTGAGCATAATATAAAATTTGAACTGTGTAGCTTGTATCAGGACCTGGTGCAAACTTAAACTCTGTGCCTAACATAGTAAAGTAATGTGGTCTTCCTGATAATGTTGTTTGACCATCTCTAAAGAATAAGTCAGGTGACTGAAACTCTAGTAATACAGGTGGGTTACCTAACATATGTATTTCTCTGACTTCTAAAAAGTCTGTAGGAAAGCCTACTGTGCTATCTGTAGTGTCAGCAGTTGCAACCTTTAACATTCTTTCTGTTCTTAAATCACGACTCATTCTGAATTGTGCCATCTGAATGAAGTCAGGTATCTGTGATGTTAAGTCTGTTCGTGCTAGGTAGTTTTCTACCGTAGTTACAAACGAGGTATAGTTAGTAAACGCCATCTAATTGTCCTTTTAGTCTATCCCAGCACTTGTCCATCTCATCTTTATGCCATTCACTAGCAGCTAATGAGCTTAACCATGCTGTTCTATCAAAATGTGTTAAGTTTTCTATGTCTTTTATGTTATTG